GGGTCACCTCCGACATTCCAAAACCAAGCTCCTGGACTACCATGCCTAACCATAAATTCCCAAGCTTTAGCGTCATAGTTAAGAGCCGATGGGAATGGAGGATAGTATTCGGCATTTACATTTTGGTTAAATGCTTTAGGATGTGACCACATTGTAGCTTTACCTCTTTCACCCGTTTGAATATTACGAGCTACTGCAACTGCATTAAATTTGGCATCTGGCCATGCAATTTGCAATGAACGTTGCAAAACGCCAGTCGATATAGCTGACCAAACCTCTTCTGGATAGCCATGCTTTTCTGCTAAGTCATATGCTACCTTTACGGCTGCAGCTGTTACAAGTTCATGCTTCAAACCAAGCGGAATAAAGAAGGCGTTATTATCTTCAGCCCATGCTTTTGCAATACGATTTAGGTTAGGCATAGCTGCAACTCTTCTAAACTTCATCTCAGCTCCTCGTTCTACACAAATAGCTTGGTGATCTGAAATCTCTTTTTGGCTTGGACTAAACAAAACCAATTTCTTATTGTACTTTTTAGCCAAATAAGCAAGTGAGATGCCTGCAAAGCCATATCGAGGTTGAACATAGACCAAAGTATCTTTCTCGCATGTGCTAACCAAAATGTCTCCGAACCTACACTTAGATCCAAAGCCCATCAAGTCTTCTCTTACCACATTAAAACCCATGTGTTCGTGAATCTCAGGTGCATCGAAAGGATCCTTCCAATCACCAGCAAGTTCTAACCATGCATCGCGATTAGGCATCATTAGGTTTAAGTCTTGATTGACTAGTTGTTCAGTATGTTTATTATGTGCCATATTATAGTTCTTCTGGATAATCTTTAGCCCACAAGTGTTGAGTAGTGCTAGAGTTTAATTGTACGCTTTCGTTAGGATGCTTTGCCAAATCAAATTCAGAATCAAAAATCCAATTGTATGGAATTCGTTTGGTCGCAGACTTGATACCATGACTAATTGCAATATGCTTATAGAAGAAACAAGTTTTGTCTTCTAAGTTTAGCCACATTTGTTCTTTGATTGGGTTCGAAGGGTGATTAGCCAACACTTCCATTTGTCTGATCCACTCCTCAGCATGCTTATTCTCACAAACAAACTGACCATCGGCATCGATAGTGTATTTAACTTTGCCATTTAGGTATTGACCACCAAAGATCTGATGCAAACCATCAAAATGGCCAGTGCCACCAAATAGAACAGTGTTTGGATCAACCAATTCTGGCCAAGTCATAGCTAAATATCTAGCAGTGTTCTTACATGGATATAAAGGACTTCTAAAGCCTTGCTTTTCTTTAAAGTACTTTTCCATAATCTTAGCAAACTCCATCATTGTATATGGACGATCGAGATCTTCTAAGACATGGTACATATCTTCAGCTGCCTTCTTTGGACCTTCTAGGATCCACTCCTTGACGTTCGTTCCTTTTGGATAGTATATCTGAAACAAGTCATTACGGGCGTGTCGGTGGTTCTTAAAACGTTCAGCAAGAGCTTCTTCACCCTTATCAACAAGGGTAGTCAAAGTCTTCCAATGTTCATTGGTAAATGAAAAGACCAAAGTGTACCACAATCTCTCTTTGTTGTCAGTAATCTTCTGCATAAACTCACAATATGAATGTTCATGCCAATGAAGTCTATGACTAAAGATTTGATAGTCTGTTCTTAACAACTCATCTTCACGAAGATCAAAAGCTTGACAAAACTCAAAGAACTTTTCTATTCTTTGTTCTTCAGTCCAATTTTGCATCCACGATTCTTTTGGCTTACCATTTTTAAGTGGTACCTCAACCGTTTCTGGATATTTAATATTGTTAGTTGGAAACACGTTAATGCCTTCTTCTTCAAAAAGAGGCATAATAGTAGTTTCTTTTTCTTTTACGCTGTTTGGCATTCGTGTAGCTTTTTGACTTTATTTTTGTATTGCTCCACTGTCAAGCCTGCCTCGGCAATAATCTTATCATCAGATGGATGGTGAGTCATGCCATTAAAGGTCTCAATCAATCCTAAATCAAGCATGGCTTTTTGTCGACCAAATGGGTGATCTAGAATAGTAGAAGAGTTCCACAATGTGTCCATATTGATGTGCTTGTAATCAGCGCCAGGTCTCATATAATTTTCGATCCAGCGAATAAAGTCACAAGCCACATCTTCTGCATTATATGGTAAAGAGCCCGTTTGTTCATAAATCTTGGTCATCACAGTGTCCAAGAAAGCCTCAGACTTTTTGCCTTTACCATCTTTGGTGTTAGCCAAATAACCAATACATTCTACAGCGTTCGTGCCATAGTAGAACATTGATTCTTTATTCATAAACTCAGGGAACCAATCACAAACATCGGCAATTACAGCTGCATATTGGAATCGATATGCTCTTAGACCATTATCGGTGTTCCACTTGAACATCCATTCGCCAAGTTCTCGTAAGTCTTTCTTTGGACCCTTTCTCAAGTAATTAGCCATATCTCGAGCTAAGCGAGGTGCAAACTCGCACAAAAAATAGTCGCCACCTCTTTTATATGTAAACTTAGGTGCTTCAAAACCTGACATGCCAACAAAGACATCTTCTTGAACTTCAGGCTGAGGTGGCTTTGGAAAGGCTGGAAATTGATAACCAACAGAAGTGTAAAATGGTTCTTGTCTAGCTTTAACTTGTTCACACATCTGTTCAATAGTATCTGATTGCCACAGATCAAATAGGAGTGTGTTGTGATAGCCGCTTGGTTTAGTAGCATAGTTAATCGCCGAGCCACAAACTCTGTGTAGAATAAAGACATACAACCACTCTTCGAGTCCAAATATATCTTGCTTACCTGTCCAATTCTTAGCGACCTCAAGTCTTTGTGAAGTTACCAATCCTTTTTCCATACGAGACCAATATGGGTGATCCTTTGTCCAACCATAAAATACATCATTTACAATTTGACTAAAACCCGCAAACTTACGTTCGACCACATCGTAGAGCTCGATTTGCTCCATCAATGGGTCGTTCATATCAGAATCTTGGTGAGGTGTATGGCCTAGATTGCTTTTCTCTTGTTGGTCAAGTGCTAAGTTAAAGTACCTGATAAACTCGTCATAATATTTGGTTGTTGTAATCTCCATTAGAATAATGACATTGTTTGTTTGATTAACTTCTTGTTAGGACTGTTTTCAACCAAATCCCAACGATAGTATTCTCTAGCAATGTGAACTGACTTAGGCTTTTCCATAACATCGAACGTAAGTTCTCCATCTCCATTAAAGTAAACTTCAGGATGCTTGTAAGCTAGCCACCCGTTGCGCTCACACATTTCATCGATACCAGCATTGATCTCTTTTACAAGAGCCGTTCTTTCAGCCCACGTACCAAAGAATGGCGTATCTTTATAGTAACCTGTTTTTGGCAAAGGACGACTTTCATGTTCAATAGGCAACGTGTGAACTACTTCGATCTCTTCAACTCCATTTTCTTGAAGCTTAAGCAGCTCGCTTTCATAGTTAGTCAATAGAGTTTTAACAGAAGCTGCAGGATTGTCTTGTCTCATCAAGTGGTGACGAACATCAATATTGCCTAAGTAAACTCTAAGTGATTTGATCCATGGATAAACATAAGTGTCTAATCCTCGCTTAAGCGCACCATGCATAGTCAAACCATCGTGACGTTGAGTCATGTAGCCTGGAGTGTATTGACTAAATGAGTGACTATCGCCAAAGCAAAGCTTTTCGGTCTTCTCAATACAATCAATTCGTGGAATATCATTCTCACAAATTCTCTTAACATCTTCGATCTTGTCTTCGAGCGTCTTAAATAGATCTGTACCAGTATGAAGTCTTTGCTCAATCAATGTACCAATACATGGCATATCATGATGCAAACTATACATCTCAGTTGAACTAAAGATGCGCATAATCTGGTGATACAAATCATCGTTAGCACCTCCAAAGATATTGAAGGTACCTTTAAATTCCATACCATGTTCTAATAGAATTGCATCATAGTCTGACCAATCTACATTGATATCTGTGATTACATCAACATTCTCGTAGCCTGCATTTACACATTGATTTGCCAAATGATAAGCCCAACCTGATTTGTGTGAGCTGATCTTAGGACTTAACTTACCAACGAGTGCTGCAATACCAATACGAGACGATTTGTCGCCAATGTAATCTGATAGGTATTTTAAATCACTCATACTTATTTAATTGGTTCTTCAGATTCACCGTAACCGTGCTTTTCAACATAGTTATTGAGAGCACCGAGATAGGCTACGGCATCAAGAAGGTTATCTTCTTTGTAATTGTAAGAGTGTCGGCTAAGCTTAAGCGCAACAAGTGCAGCGTACATATCAGAGCCTTGCCACTCTTTACCAGTCATTCCTGAACAAATCATGGCAGCTCTACGCATGCCTTCTTCGAAAGGACCATATTGGCGTTCTTTCTCTTCTGATCGTTCGTTGATAATCTTATTTGCTTGGTCTAGTATATTATTGGCCATATCATAACTTTTTAATTATACGAAAAAAGCAGCGAAAGTTTCACTGCTTTTAACTTAGGTGTAACGCTAATCGTTAAGAGTAATACTCTACAACGTAGCTTTCTAGAATAGATTGGTTGTTGCTATCAAGCTGAGCATAGAATATGTTCATCGCGCCTCGACTACCAGCTCGATCGTAAGCTTCGTCGAACTTGTCCTTAAGATGTTGAATCATCAGATCACCACTGTTCTTAAATGCTTTCTCAACAAAGTTCGGTGGAAAGTTAAAGCCGAACATTACAAAGTCTTTTACTGTACAAATCATGATTCCATTTCAATTCGTTCGAGTTCAGCTTCTACTTCAAGTGCCAAGTTTCGGACTTGATGCGGTGTCATTTTGTCGATTTCAGACTGTGAGTGACCAGCTTCTTTGAGAAGGTTAATTGCGTATTGATTCATTTCGATTAGTTAATTACGTTTGTAGGAAACTTAAAGGTCTTGCCATTAGAAAGATTCTTAGCCAAAACCGGGTACTTTGAGCTGCGAGGCTTCAAACCGACAATCTCGTAAGTATCGTAGCGAAATTCAAAGGTATCGCCCAACTTCTTAGTGAGACCAAAGCTAGAAGCATATCGATTGTAGTCAGTAGCTTCTTTGGTCATGACCGTTCCACCTTCGTTGACAGTAGAGATGTCAATCTTAGTCGTACAGTTGGTGTTAGAGAATCGAGAGTTACCAACCTTGATTTGAACACCATAACGTTTAGCTACTGAGTCAAGAGCAGATTGAATGTCGTCATTAATGCGGCGAACAGCCGTACGGTCGAGGGAGTTGATCTTGTTACTCATATTAGAATTTTTATTGATTATCGTTCGAGGATTACAAAGTCTCCGAAATAACGGTCAAAGACTTGAAGCAAGTTTTCGTAGTCAGACTCTCGCATTTCGTTGCAAATCTTATCAGCGTCGAGGCCGAGTTGCTTAGCATAGTTTCGCGCATAACCAAGGAGAACGAAAGCATTGCCTTCAGGGCCAGTGAGGTCGATAACAATCTCACTGTTGGGTTGTTTTTGTCGGATCATTGTTTGTTTGTGATTAACGTTACAGGTCTAATATACGAAATTCTGGTGAACTGGAAAATTTAAAGTGTTAAAAAGTGTTAATTTTTTTTAATTTCATTGATAATGAATTCTCCGTTCTCCCAAGTCAAGTACTCGTTAGGCAAAGTATCGATAAAGTAGTGGTTATCGTCGTAATCGATCACATGAGTTTGAGTATGACCGACAACTTGAACAATATCGGGGTCAAGAGTATCGGACTTCAAAGCTTGAGGTCGAATCCAAAAAGGTCCGTCTTCTGGAGAGTTACCGTACGCTTCCAATCCCATGTGTTGAAAGCATCGAGGATCTTCGTTCCACTTATCATTGATACAATCAGCAATAGTAAACAAATTACCTTCGGCTTTAATATTGTTCTCATACCAAGTAGAGCTAACTCCTGCATGAGTGACCAAAAGATTGTTCCATTGCCAACCGATTTGAATCTTATCCATGTTCTCATGCAAAAGCTGACCAATCTCAGGTGCAAACATGTAGTCATAGCCACCATACTTTTGAGAACACCAACGAGTGTAGTGGAAGTCGTGGTTACCGATCAAAAGCACAACTTGATCTGGGGCGCTTTCTTTCAATTCAAGAATTTCCTTGAAGTTAAAGATTTGAATAGATGGATTAACGTGCCATGCATCGAAGTAATCTCCGACGAACACAATCTTGTCTGCGTCAGAATGCTTTTCAACAATTTGTCTCCAGCTATCATGACCATGGATGTCTCCAATAAATACAATCTTATTCATTGTCTCTGTTCTTATGCTTCTTCTTACGAGTGTAATTCTTCTTAGAAGGTACTGATTTTGTAATCATCTTACGGCGTACAATCTGAGCAACGTGACGCAAGTTGAGGCCGTTTAGAATGTCTGTATCTTTTTTATCGTCTGTCATTACAAGTCTAATATACACAAAAAAGCCCAAACAAAAAAATGCTTGGGCTCTTTTTTTAAAAAAATTGTGATTATTTCTTGCTAGGGAACTGTAACTTTCTTTCTTGCTTAGCATGTTTAACAACGCTTGATTTACTACCGAAGTACCAGATCAACGCTGAAAGTGCATCAGAAGCATCTGATTCACCGCCTAAGTAAGCTTCGGCTGCATGTCTGCCCGCAGTTGAATTAAGTATTGCTAAAGCTTCCCAAACTGTTAGACCTATTGTTCTTTTTTGAAGTTCATGAATAGACTGATGAGTTAAGAACATTGCTTTGTCTTCACCTAATTCATGTGTTAAAGTTCCACACCAACCGAATTTAGTATTGACTTGGTCTTCAGTGTAAGCTAATTCTCCCCAAGAAGACATTCTAACTTCAGAAACGACAGATTCGCCTAAAGCATCTAAAAACTCCGGCTCTAGCTCCTCTCCATAACGATCGTCATAGATGTCTTGTAAGTCCTTTGCGGTAACTTTACCCCTGTAATCAGATTTAATATCGTAAGGGATATCTGCTCTATCAGTGTCTCTCATATCTTCACCAAATGCATCTTCCCATGCAGATAAGACATCTTTTACTGTATATTTCTTTGCTTCAGAAACGACAGATTCATAAACAGTGATGCACATATTACTATGCTTCTCAAACTTTTTAATTTCTAGACCCATTTGTTTACCAACAGCTTCCATATATTCTTTACCAGCATATGTAGAAGTTCTAACTTCATAGCCATTTTTACCTTTCTTTCTAATGCCTTTAATGGCTTTATCGGAAAAACCTGTAACGTCTTCAAATTGGTTTGGAAATTCATATTTAAAATCTGATGCAGTGCCACCATATGTTTCTTCTACCGCTTCTTTTTCAGTAAGCTTAGACTCTTCAATCCATGCTACTCCATTATCCGGGTAATAACCACCAGCTGCTTTAAATAAAAAGAGTAGGTCGTCTTTAGACTGTGCGCTATATGTTATTTCTTTGTGGCCACCTGCATTGACTTTTAATTTTGTAACCTTAATGTTGTGCTTAGCCAGATGTTTCTTGAATTTATTTTTCTGAAACATATTAAGATCTAAATCGCCCAGTGTTACAGTTGCTTCAGATACTGAATTTTCTGTACCTTGCTTATTTAAACCGTTTACAAATTCTTCGAAATTAGACATTTTCTTTTTCTTTTTTTTGTATTCTTCTTCAGCGTCACCACTGCTGGCGGGAACATCTCCGGACCCAAGTAAACCATCTGCTGGTAATACTACAGGCCCCATGCCATTAACTTGACCAGGCTGAATGTTTTCAGGAACTCTTTCTGGTAAACCGTCATGCTTAGTAGCAGCATATTTCTTAAGAGACTTAAGGCTCATACCATCAACAAGATCCTTAACTTCTTCTTTATAAGAAGTGTCGACATCAGAAAGTTGCATATCACCCTTTTTGACGGCGTATGCAACTCCCATTAATCTTTGTTGTGCTTTACTCTTACTAGGCATATTACCAAACGTAGTTCATTGTGGCTATTTTGTTAATTCTATCTTTGATAGACTTAGCCTCTATTTTTATTCTTTCAGCGTAGTAATTACCGATTTCATCCTTAGCATCGTTAGAGTATCTAACATAGTCTGCGTAATCGTCTAAGATCTGAGACATGTGATTAGATGCATCTCTCATTCTAACTGGTCTACCCTTAGGATCGTAACCTAAGATTGGTTCATTATTGTTAGTTTCACCAGATTCCAGACCATGCTTAATTTGAGTAGTTAGCATTTCAATAGCGTCGTTGACCATTTTATCAAGAGGCAGCTTAGCCGCTTTGTCAGCTAGAATTTGCTTATATCTCTTTATATTTTCTTGCTTAAAGTCTTTATCGCTCTTAAATGCAGTTGCTCCTTTTCTAGCAGCTTCACGGTCAGCTCTTTTACCTTTAGTAGAGTATTTGTCTTGTACTGCAAGAATATCGATCATGACAGCTCTATCGGCCACGTCAGCAATTCTCTTTGGATTATATAGACCTGTTCCGTCCCAACCTTTGTATTTCTTGCTAATACCTACACCACCGTCTGTGGTAGAAGATAGTCTTTGACCTTTATAACCAGCATTGTTACGCCCGTATGTGCTAGCCCAAGTTACACCTTGGAAGTTATTATTTCTAACAATAGCAATAATTCCAGCAGGGATAGTTGTATAACCTTCAGCTGGTGCATGATGGTTTCTCTTGTCTTGATCTACGATATAGAAAGTAACATATCTACCTTTTCCTTTTTTATCAAGGCTATGTGCTTCTCTGGGATTTTCCATATCGATTAGATCTTCATCCTCTACTTTATCCAATGCAATTTGAGTCATACCATAGAATGCTTTAGGCAATTGCTTCATTGAACGGCTAGACCAGTTACTAGATACCTTTGTATTAAACAACTGTTGTAGTTTAGCAGACTTAAATGCTTCAGCAAGTAATTCACCTTCAAAGGCAAAATCCATATTCTTACCCTTTGAGAAATCGTCATGTTGATCTGCATTAACAATAGAAAGTAGGCCTTGATCCTTCTTCTTAATCTTAAGGTCAGCTATAGCTTGTTTCTTAGCGCTGAACATATCCTTAGCCTCTATCTCATGCTTAGATCCTTGAAATATAGCATAGAATCTAGTTTCATTTAAGCCAGATACAAAATCTGAAAATGATTCAGAAACTATATTTTTCTTTGAAGATTCATTCATGTAAATGTTGTTAAACACATCTACGATTTTTTGGGCCTCTTTATGATAACCCCAGCCATATATGTAAGATGCAACTCCTTCAACAATACCGATACCAGACCATCCAGCAGCCTGAGACAATGCGCTATAGTGAGTATCTAAGAATTTTCTAATTGCCTTAGCTCCTACTGGAACTTCAGTATCACCTAAGTTGTTAATCTTAATGTTGATTGTTTTGATTCTACCACCTAGAGCCTTTCCTACCGGTTCAATGTATCTGTGGAAATTAGCGTCTTCTAATGCACTTTCCATCAAGTATCTAACCGCTCCAAAGTGTGTAACTTCGTCTGCAGTTAGGGCAGAAGCTGACATCATAATTTGCTCTAACTTCTTAGCTACTTTTTTAGCATCTCTTGTATTGCCTTTTGAAAATGTAAACTTTTCAGTAATAGCTTCCTCTACGGGTGCCTCTTCTGTTTCTTCAGCCTCTTCTTCGCTAACATCCTTTACAGTTACTGGGAATGTCTTACCTTGAAACTCAAACTCCTTTAAGCCCTCAGCCTTTGCAGCTCTTGCCGCAGTTATAAATGCATTTCTACCTTCGTCAACTGACTCATCAGCTGCCCAAACTTCAGGAGAACCAGCTTTAGCTTTCATACCAACTAGCTTTTCTATCTTTTTAAGATTAGCTACTTCTTTTCCAGAATATCCTACTGAAAGAGAAGCTCTTAGATAAACTTTACCGTCTTCTGTGTAAAAATCGCAGTCACCCAAATTATCCTCTTCAATAGCATCAGCAAATTTCTCAGCGGCTGCTTCATCCTTTACAATAAAGTGTACGTGACCTTCGCCTTCATCCAACATGTCTTCATATTTACCTTCAAAAAGATAATCTCCAATGGCTTCTACGTTTTCTAGAACTTTTAGACCTTGCATTCTGCCGTCTCTTGTTCCAACTTCAGCATACATCCATTGCTTAGCGGCCTCGTCCCATAGATAAACGTATTCTGCCATGGCATCGTTAGAAACATCACTTAAGTAATCTTGTAAATCTCTTTGATCAGCCTTGAAAGTAGAATCATATCTAGAACCTACTTGACCTCTATCTCTTCCGTAGAATACAGTTTGACCGTCAATTGGAGTATTAAAGCTATGACCTTCACCGCCTTCAATACCTTGCTCTAAGTAAGAAATACCATATCTACCTAATTTCAAAAGTTCTTTAACTTTTTTAGTATCGGCAAAGTGGTTTAATACAGTAGCTCCAACTCCCTCTGGATAGCCATCATAGTGAATATATGTAGAAGTAATCTTACCTCTTTTGTCTATGATACCAACGTGGGATCTAGTAGACTCAAGAATAACTCCTTGGTTTTCTGTAATTATGACAGTCTTAAATAGTCTTCTACCGAACTTAGACAAACTAATGCCGTCCTCAGATACATTAAAGTACTTTGAGTTTCTTCTAATCCATCTAGCAGAATCAGTGCTAAACTCGGATAAGATTGTTTTGAATTCTTCTTGAGATAATTTACCATCAGCAACTGCCTCAATCATCTTATTTCTAACTCTTGCTGTTAGACCGGCCTTAACCGCTGGATGATTTTCAGTATACTTTCTTTTTAACGTAACGTTTCTCTTCTCGTTTAAAAAATCGTTGAAGTTCATGTTATATTGTGTTTATTTCTTTTTCTATATATTATGATTTTAAAAACTGATCAAAGGTCATAACATTTGACACAGACTCTACTGTTGCCATTGATTGTTCCAATGTGTCTTTAAGTGTTAAGTACATTGGGTGAATCTCCTTTGGAGTTAGTTTCTTAAATTCTTTCTCATCACCAGCCAACATGGCATTTCTAACTTGAGTAGCTGAGATATTTTTACCAGTTCTTGGTATCTCGAACAAACCAAAATCGTCTCTTACTCCAAGATCCAATCTATATTGCTCTTTATCAACTTGATAGCTGTAGACCTTCATTCTATCTGTTCCAGTTCCCCAAAGTACTGGTTCATATTTAGGTCTCATTTCGTTAAACATCTTATCAATAGCTGCTGTAGGTATCACAAATACCTCTTCAATCGGGTACTTCTTTTTTAGTTTCTCCAACATTTCAATTTGCAACTCTTCAGAATAAGGTCTTTTAAATGCGTCCTCTTTCTTTTTAGTTTTTGACTTCACTAAGAAGATAACAATAGGATAGCCGTTTTGTTTGTGAATAGCTTCGATAACTTTAGCATGACCAAGAGTAAATGGTTGGAAGCGACCAACAAACATATTAACTGGCTTTGCACCTTGATCTGGATATTGAACATCAAGTGCTTCAGTAATAGGGCTAACTTGTGTTTTTAGTTTTTCCTGCTTTAAGTAAGTATTAAACGTCATGATTTCTGATTCGTTCTTTTTTGCAAACACTGCGCCTTCTATTCTCTCAACGATTGCATTCATTTGACTCATAAGATCGGCATTGATAATCTTAGTCTCTTTTGTTCTTTTCTTTCTAAAAGAACCTAACATGATTTTAAATAATTCCGACAAATCTTCGTTTTGGACCAACTTTATTGTACCTTCATTTTTGATAAAATCTTGGTTAAGTTCAAATCCCCTTCTACTAGAAAAACCAGCAGAGTCAAACTCGGCACCAATATATTTAACAGCATTCTTAGACATGTATTGGTTAAAGATTTCTGACACTAATTCAATGTATCTTAAATCGGTATCTTCTTCAACCAATTCTATTTTGTCCATGTCGAATTGAGTCATATATTCAACAAGATCCAAAATTGTAATTTGGTACATATCAGACGCCTCTCTTTCTTTTTCTTCAACCTTATCGAATCTACCTAATTTAAAGTTCTTAATGTTCTTTTTGTCTATAAATGAAACGATAAGTGAATCGATTTCACCATCTAAACTTTCGTTTAAGGCAGTCTTATTCATCATACGATTAAAAATACTGTAAACCCTTCTAGTAAAAGAAGTGTTTTCGAATACATTCTTAAATGATTCGTCGTTCATTTCTAGAAGATCAGTTAACATGTCCTTTTGATTAGAATCTAGAACTCCATCAAATATAATAGGTGGAGACTGAACTTGTAACATATTAGACCACTTTTCAAGAACCTTAGGATCTCTAATTACTTTTTTAATTTGAGTTGGATCAGCAGCATTTAAAACCTGAATATGGGTCAATATAAGATTGTTTTTAGGAAGTGCGTCATATTGAATGTCAACTGTTCTCGTTTCAGTCATATAATCAAAGCCAAACTTCCAATCTTTTGGCATATCTTCTCTAATCTCTTTAGGAATAGATCTGAAATAGTCAATCGCGCTTTCGTAATACTTAACTATTGTTCTATCAACCTTATTCATCGGTGTTCTAGAACCACTCTTATAGTAATCATAACCCTTATCGGTATTTCTAACATGAAAAGAAGACGCTTGAATCTTTTCAGTAACCAAGCATCTTTGCTTTAACAAAGCCATAAACTCATTTCTATTAACTGAGTTAAAGTGTTTTCTTAGATCTTGTAGTGCCATTATCTTCCGTATTTAATGATTCCCATAAGTTGATTAATAGCAGCAAAGGTTCCAGTAAGTTTGAATGTTTTACCTTTATATACAAATACTATGCCCTCTGTTGGCATAATAGATTCTACACCGCCTATTCTTTCTAGTCTTGCAAGTTCTGCTTCGACTTTTTGAATTTGATTAATATCGCCTCCTTTTTTAATTTTATCGGCCTCAGTTCTAATCTGATTATGCAATCTTTGCATTTCTTCGCTTGGGTTAGCAGCGACAAAGTTAGAAGCATTTTTAAGAATAACAGAACCTAATTCTAAAAATAAATCTTCAAATGGTCTAATGTTTTCTTTGTACTTTTTCTTAACGTCTTCTTTATCGTATTTTCTAATTGCATCCATTTGATCTGGTGTGACCTCCTTAGCAAGTTGTCTCAAGTTAAGTGTCTTTTTATCACCATATGCCCATCTTAGTAAAAGACCTTCTTTATGGTCTTGTGTTAGTTCACCAAAAGTCTCTTCGATTTGATCCCTCCACCACATCTCATGATATCTTGATACTTCATCAGCATCAGTTAAGTTATACTTTTTTCTAAGTGTTTCTATTTGCTTTAAAAACTTAGCTTTATTGGTTTCAAAATCTATGTCTTTACCTAGCTTAATGATTTGAGGAGGAATTATTGTAAACGTTTTTCCAACATTTGCTTTAACCGCCTCCAATGCTTTAACTAATGAAGACGCTGGTTTGTTGTCTTCTCCAATAATATTACCTTGACCATCAGTCTTCTTAATACCATGAAATTGAATTACGTCTCTGTCATAGTAAATAACATTTGGATTTCTAGAATAGATCAATTCCATATTCATCCAATTAAGTCCGTTCTCAAATGTTTCTTCTTGAACCTTTGCTGGTATCTTAATTAATTGAGATGCTAAATCTTCAGCTGCTAACTTAAAAGTCTCTTCAACCATAGCACTGTTGTGATTATCAAACTTTTGCTTAAATGTATTTAAGTCCATTGGCGCGATTAGTTCAGTCTTATTTCTAGCGAACTTTACCTCACCATCTTGAATAGTGGCAAATACATTTTGACCGTCTGTTTTTTCAGTAGCATTTTCTTCGAAATTAAGCTCTCCTCTAAGGCCGTATTCTACAATCTTTTTAAAGTCACCAAATGTTAAAGACTTATCATCAAATGGATGATTCATATGTCCAGCTGCACCACCCTCCATAACAAGAGAATAGCCAGTGTGAACCGGCTGCTCTCTTTCATTTAAAAAATCGTTATATAATAGGATTTTATCCATTATCCAAGTGAGCTTTGCAACATACCAGCAGCTTCACCATAATCACCACCAGCTTTAGATAAAATGCCGTCTACTACTTCTTGAGCCTTTGCTTCATCGAAGTCATCACCAAACGCCTTTTGAAGAACTGCAAATGCATACTCTTTGAAATCTTCATCTGACTTAATATCTGCTTCATTAACTTCGGTTTCTTCTTCAACTTCTTCTTCAGCTACTTCTTCAGATTCACCTGCAAAGTCTTCGGCATTTTCTTTATCGTCAGCTCCTACATCCTCAACAGGATAAGTTTCTCCATCAACTGTAAACTCTTTCTCGCCGTCAGCAATTGCCTTTGCTCTTGCAGCTCCGAAAGCGTTACCTTCTTCAACCTCTTCTTCAGCAACTTCTTCGGTCTCTTCAACTTCTTCAGCTTCAGTACCATATGCCTCTTCTAAACGATCAATCATGTAGTTAACGTCTTCGTTTACTTCGCTACCTCTTAGTTTTGAAAAGAAAGCCGTTCTTTGCTCCTCATCAAGCTCGTTAATATCAGTAACTCCGTATTCTGAAAGAAGTGACTTGAATGTTTCAGCACTAGATGATCTTTTTGCATCTTGCTCTTGTTCTAGCTTCATTTGAACCTCCTGTCTTCTTGCAGAAGCAAAGCTATTAAAATCTTGTAATTTATTCATGATTATGGTATTATTTTACTTTTTCTATATATCTCCTTCGAATTGGACCTTTTTCACCGTATATTTGAACTTCTGTTCTTTGTAAATACTTTGTCTAGCACGAGCATGTCGCATTAGGTAATTAAACCATTCTTCAGATGACAAATCGTCTACAAAGTCTACAATAATAACTTCGTCCTTTGATTTATGTTGTCTGAGGCCACGACCGATAGATTGTCTAATAATGACCTCGGATTTAAACGATTCTGTGAAGAAGATGTTGTGTATTTTCTTGATAGAAATTCCAGTAGAGAAGGTGCCATATGAAGCTACGATCACTACTTCTTCACCAGCTTCCATCTTTTTTTTATATTCTTCTCTTATGTCCTTGTCAGTGCCTCCATCTACATAATAGACAACCTTGTCGCTTTCTTGTCTGAGCTTCTCATAAAGCTTTCGACCATGTTCGATGCGATGAAACAAAACAAGGGAATTTCGGGGAATTTTAGATATAACACTCGTAATAAAGTTTAGTCTACCGGGGGAATTTATTACGTAGTTTTGTTCAAACTTAAATACGTCTTTGCTTTCGTATTTGTTCATAGCCATCTCCATAAACGCTTGCTTTGTAGAATCTGGTGCATAATCCATTTCAATGACTTTAACTTTACAACCTGCAATGTGTCCTTGTTTTTGCAAGAAGTTTGCACTGACTTCTGTAATAACTGGACCAGTGTAAGCCATCAAAGTGAGTCTGTCTAACTTACCTCTCTTAGGAATAGTTCCTGACAAACCAAAACGATACTTAGCAGATACACATTTTTGCAAGATAGTCTTAATAGAATTAGACTTAGCCTTATGTGTCTCGTCAATAATAACAGCGTCAAACTGCTCAAAATACTCTTTGTTCTTTTTAACAAGTGACTGATAAGTTCCAATGACAACGTTGCGGCCAGCTCTGATCTTTTGACCAGAATAAATTTGTTGAATCTTAATACTGACTTGGTTCTTATAGTTATAGTCCATAAAGTCCTCACTGGCTTGAACTACAAGTGAAACGTTAGGTACTATAAATAAAACCTTATTGGCCTTTTTCTTTTCAAGCATATAGGCTACTACTAAGAAAGAGATAAGTGTCTTACCTGCTGAGGTAGCTAATTCTGCCAAACATCTTCTAAATTTTAAGATGTTAAAAGCCGCGTCCATTTGATAGTCACGTGGTGTAATTTCAGAGTCCTTAAAGAAGTCTAAAGCCCAAGCTTCAAACTCTTCTTGGTTAACACTCTTATCAAAAAGATCAGTGACGCCATTTAGTTTAAGGTCGTACGAATACTCCTTACACATATCCATGATTTCCTTCCATAGTCCAGAAGGAATCCACTTGTCATCTTTAATATACGAGACGTAACCATCCCAGACACCTCTCTTGACCAAGGGATTAAATCGCCAGGATTCTATTCTCTTAGTAAGTGAGATGTTGAGTTGTTCTATTTCTAACTCTGTCGCTGAATCTACTCTTAGAAACTGATTATTCTCTGTTAAGCTAAGTTCCACATTGACTCGTTGTTTTCTTTTCCTTTACAGATCCTTAAGTGCAAGTCTGTTTCGGATGGCAAAGCCCATGTTATCTAGGGTCTTCACCGACTCTTTTAGAAATTCGAGCTGGTTTTCTAAGTGAGCTAGTATAGTATTGTCATCGGCTAGATCTGCCTCCATGAACATTACCTTTTGCTTTTCTCCTAGTTTATAGTCATACTCAAAATATCTAATGTAAGTTTCACGGTTACGGGCAGCAAGTGTTGCCTTTTGCGCGCGAATTTTAGTGTTTATATATGCTATTTGGTCAATCAACGTTTGACGAGCAGAAAGCACTTTTGCAATGGTCTCCTCCATACCATTAATGTACTTAAGACTATCTGCAAGTTCTTTAATCTTTTCAGACCACTCCGCTCTCTGCTTACCTAAGCGTTCGTCAATCTCCAATATTTTTTCTTTGTTTCCCATTAAAATAGTGATCTTCTATTAGATTTAGGCTTAACGAATACGCTAGCCTTCTTTTTCTTTTTGAATTTTGGTTTTATAGACTCTGTTTCAGGTAATTCTATCTCATAGTCAGAGCTGTCAAAGTCAAGCAGTAGCTTATGACCTTTAAATCTCTTTCCATCCTCATAGAAATTATCTAAATCATCTTCAACCATTTTTGTTATATCTTCTATACGTACCATAAGTCTAATTGGCTTGAGGTAAAATATTCATTTATACGCTTATAAGCCTTAGACTTTTCTCGATAACACACGATCATTAGATCGTTTAAATCTTTTATGTTATATGTATCTAGCTTATTTTCGCTTAAGAATTTGGACCACATAAAGACTGGTCGGCCTTTCTTAAGTTTTTCTGCCATCTTTTCTTTGCCAGTCTTATCATTGTCAAACATATATCTAACAGTTGCCATATCATCAAATTCTTCTGTTGATCGACCCGCTGTGGCCAACGCAAGTGAATTAGACATAAATTTGGCATCGAGAGGACCTTCAAAAATAGTTACACTTTGTTGGAAATTGATTTGCATAATACCAAACAGAGTTGATACTTTGCTTATCTTAACCAAGTCCTCTTCTTCGAGCTTGAGATCTATGTTCATCTCTTCATATAATTTAGGTAAATCATAAGTGAGATATCTAGAACCCTTGCCTTTCATTCGACGACTTTGAGCTGCCAACACATTTCCATCTGGAGTCTTGTTAAGGATCCATAACTTTTGGTCCTTATTAGAAAATAGAAAGTGGTCGGCCATATGATGAAGCAAACGCTCCTTAAGCTTGAACCAAATCCAATCTCCAGGCTCAATATCTCTTGCTCCAAAATACTGCTTAAACTTATCTATTGGTATAGCTAGTTCATCAGCTTTAGTGAATACACCGTGACGAAGCGTTTCAACTTTCTTAACGCTCCTTTCATTGGCCTTAATATAATCGATGACATCAAATGAATCGCCAGTATTTGGCATTCTAACACCATGGTCCTTTAAGAAACCAAATAGGTTAGTGTGATGACTACAATTATAGCAATGATATTGAAGAGTGTCCCAGTAAATGTTACCTCTTTTCTTGGTATCATCTTTATGGGAATCCCCACAATAAGGACATGCCAAGACTATTCGTCCTGACATGTCCCGTAGGGTTTGCTTATTGGGAGCAGCGTGTTCTTGAACTACTACTTCCTTAAGCGCGAGCTTTATCTTGTGCTTTAGATCCTCTGTAAGATTAGATGTCGAGGTCATTCAAGAAAGAATCAAGGTCGTCGTCAGTGCTAACTGAAGTAGTGTCTGACGTTGACTCAGTGGTAGCAGTGACCGGTGTAGTGGCCGGTTCTTTCTTCGCTTGCGTTTTAGGCGCAGCGCTTGGAGTGACTTCAGCAATAGAGTCTCCTGGGTTGAGGTACATGCGAAGTACGTTGTTTACGAACTCACGAGTATCTTCGTCCCATGCTTGATAGTCATACATTGACAAGTCAGGTGCACCTTCAAGTTCAGTCTTGATGGTTTCCATAGCCTCTTTGCTACGCTCAGCTGGTTCGCCGTTAACAACGACTGCAGAACGAGATGCAGAGAACTTAGACTTATCGTAGTTGTTGTATTCGCCTTGACGAGTGATAATCAACTCGAAGTTCTTGCCTTCAAAGAGGTCAAAGACTTGTGTTGGTTCACCAAAATCAGGCTTCAACTCAGCATCAATCTTTTCCTTGATCTTGTATCCGAACTTGAATACTTTGTATTGACCTTC